CCACCGGGGTGAGTGAGAGTCCGATGTTGTTGCCGGGGGAGAACGACACCCCGGACGAGCTGGCCGCCAGCGGCCCGGCCCGCTGGAGCAGGTTGGCGACGATGGTGTCCTGCTCGATCTGCGTCGCGGTCATCGTCGTGGTCAAAATTCGGCGGTTCAGGACATCCGAATAGTCGTGACAGGTGACGTTCAAGGTCGCGGACTGCTCCGAGATGACGTCCTCGGTCTGGCAGATCACCCCCCGGAAAACCGGCTGGTCTGCGCCGGCCTGCTCGTCCCACCGCCACACGATGACCTCCTGGGTCAGCTCGGCGAGCAGGGCGGCGGTCGGCGAGTGGCCGTCCACGGTGAAGGTGAGCACGGCCGGTTTGTTCCAGGCCTGGTCGAGTTTCCGCGAGCGGGCGTCGGCGATGTCGGCGACGAACATGGCCGCCGCGTTGACGTTGCCGAACGCCCGGTTGGCGAGGGTCATCCGCCAGCGGCCCCGGTTCGGGGGGATCGGGGCGCCCGCGGTGGCCGCCGGGGTGATGTCGACGGCGGTCATGTCAGGTAGCCGTCCTGCCATATCACCTGGGCTTGGGTGACCCCAGTGGTGGTCGAGCCGCCGATGGTGACAAAGCAGGGGGTGCCGGGCGGGAACCACGGCCATGAGGTGGCCGACCAGTTGACCTGGTTGTAGATGGGTTGGGTGGGGTCGCTGTCGCGGTAGACGGTGCGGGCCTGGGCGTCGATGTCGACCCAGTGGCCGGCGTCGATGGTGAACGCGGCGACGAACTGGAAGTTCCAGATGTAGTAGGCGATGCCGGTGGCGCCGCCGCCGCCCTGACCGGTGACTTTCGCCGCGGTGATCGGCCCGTACACCCGGACGAGGGGGCGGACGATGACGTCGCCGACGGTGACGGCCTGGCCGGTGGTGGGCGACCCGCCGCCGGGCGGGTAGGTGCGGGGGAACGTGAGGTTGTAGGTGCGGCCGGCGGTCGTCGAGGAGCCGGCCATGGTGATCACGGTGTGGACGGTGGGGTCGCGGGCGACAGGGTCGGCGGCGACCCATTGCAGCTGAATGTCCCGCTGGTTGTCGCCTTCGACCGCCCACGCATACCCGGCCGCCCGGACCGTCAATATCCGCTCCGGGGCGCCCGGGCGGTCGAGGACCCAGTGCAGGACGGGGCGGGCGGAGGGGACCATGAACGGCGCGAACGCCGACGCGACGGCGTCGATCTGGGCGCCGGCACCGACCAGGGCGGTGATCGCCGCGGTCACTGTCCGGCCGCCCATCAGGACGCTGCGGTCGTCGAGGCCGTCCATGTCCGGTTTCGGGCTGGTGACGTCGCGGATATCGGGGCTGCCGAGATCCAGCGAGCTGCAGAAATAGCCGGAGGCGGGGTCCTCGAGCGGCATCGTCAGGGCGCCGAGGGTCAGCCACGCTTTGCGGACGCAGACGGCGGTTTCGGGGGTCCAGGTCATATCCGCTGCGTTTGGACGACCCACGCCGCTTTACGCATGAACGCTTCGACGTCGAGGTCGCTGGTGAAATGGGCGTTCTGGACGACCACCGCCGGGCCGGTACGGGCCGGGCTGTTCGCCGGGATGACGGTCTCCCCGGCGTGGAGGAGGGCGAGACCGGTGTAGGGCATGACCCCGCCGAACTGGAAGCCGGGGATTTTCGGCATCGAGAAGCCTTTCCCGCCGATGCCGGGCACCCAGCCGGGGATTTTGAAACTGATGGCGCCGACGGTGTCGTTCCACAGGCGGGCGATAGCGCCGAACGCGGCGCGGATGGGGCCGGTGATCGCGTTGCCGATGTCGCTGAAGGCGTGGCCGACGCCGCCGATCAGGCCTCTGAAGAAGTCGACGAGCGTGTTCCACACCGATTTGATGCCGTTCAGGGCACCGGTGGCGGCGGCTCTGATGCCGTTCCAGATCCCGGAGATGACGGCGGCGGCGGCCTGGACGGGGGCGACGAGAAACGAGTAGACGGTGTTCCAGGCGCCGCGTATCCAGTTCCACACCGCCAGCAGCCCGGCCTTGATGTAATCCCAGTATTTGTATATGAGGGCGGCGGCCAGGGCTATTGGCCCCAAAAGGATCCCGAGCAGGAGCGGCCAGTTGGCTTTGATCCAGTCCCACACCACCTGGACGACCATCTGGATGCCGTTCCAGATCGTCGTCCAGTTCCGGTAGATGACATAGCCGATGGCGATCAGGGCGGCGACGGCGGCGACGATCAGCAGGATCGGGCCGATCGTGGCCAGCTCCATCCCGGCGATGACCGGGCCGATCGTCGTCCAGATCGTCCCCAACGCCACCACGGCCAAGCCGACGGTTTGCAGCGCCGGCCCGTATTTCTGGCCGAGGGTGGCGACGCCGTCCTCCAGGCGGGCTTTCACCGCGTCGAGTTTCCCGGTGAATGTGTCGGCCGCCGCCGAAGCCTGGCCGTGGAGGACGTCGGCGAGGGCCTGGGTGGCGGTTTTGCCGTCCTTGGTCAGCCCGGTGGTCTTGTCGATCGAGATCCCGAACTCTTTCAACAGTTTGGTATTGCCGTTGTACACCTTGCCGAGCTGGCCGGCCGCGGTGGTCAGATCCTCGTGTTTCGCCGCCGCGATATCGGACGCCGTGCCCAACATGTCGAGGGCTTTTTGGGGGTCGTGGGTGGCCTGCGTCAACGCCCGGAGGGCGTCCTGGGTTTTGTCCGCCGTCGTCCCGAATCTCTCCTGATGTTTGATCGCCTCTTCGATCTTCCCGCCGAACTGGGCGTAGTCGGCGCCGGTCGCCTCGATCGACTGCTGGAGCTGCTGGTGGGCGGCCTTGTCTTTCGAGCCCAAAAGCGACAGGCCGGCGCCGACCCCGGCCATGGCCCCGCCAACGCCCATCATCATCGGGCCGATGTCCTTGCCGTGGGCGATGACCTGGCCGATGGCGTCGTTCACGCCCTCCAGGGCGGCGCCGAACGGGCCGAGCACCCCCGACTGGTTGAGCGCCCCCAGGAACCCGGAGAACGCGCTATGGGCTCGGGAGGCGACGCCTTCGGCGGTTTTCCCCGCGTCGGAGGCGGCCTTGCCCAAACCGGACAGGTCGCCTAGGACCCGGACGAGGATCGACGGGCCGGCCATCAGCTACCGCCGTTTAGAGGCTTTCTCGATCTCGTACGCCTCGCGCTGCTGGTAGGTGACGAACGCCTGGTACACCTCGTCGTCGAGGGCGTCGACCTGGTCGGGTGTCATCCGCCAGTAGTGGCAGAAGGCGGCGAGGTTGTTGAGGACCCGCCGCCTAAAGGGTCGACAGGTTGCGGCATGTTGAAATCGACTTCGATCACCCCCGCCTGATCCCACAGGGTGGCGGCGTCGGGGAGATGGCCGAGGCGGGCGGCCCGGCGGTGCAGCTCGACGAACGCCAGCGCCTGGATGCGGTCGGCTTCGTCCTCGTCGTCAGATAACAGTTCGGTCATGGTCCGGCCGGTCGCTTTGCGCAGGGCCCGCATGGTGTCGGCGGACAGCCGCAAAGGCCGGTCGGTGGATATTTCGACCGGGGTGTCGAGGTAGTCAGTCATGGACGCTCCCGGGGCTGTCAGAGGTGTTGGTCCACACCACCGGCGACTGCAGGATCTTCGTGAGCGCGGCGGTGTAGGAGGCGGCCGCGGCCGGGCCGAGGGATTGGGCGGCGGGGAACAGGTAGCGGCCGTTGGCGTGCCATTCCCGGTCGGAGCCGTCGGGGCGGGTGCCGCCGAAATCGATCCACCCGGCGTACGGCACGCTCGCGGAGCCCATCCGGACCGCCGCCCCCGTCCGGGTCCCGGAGGTGCGCACGGAGCCACCCAAACGGCCCGACTGGTACGGCACCGACGAGCGGGCGCGGCCCGCGACCGGCTCGGCAGCGGCCTTCCCGGCCGCTTTGATCGCCTGGTAGAGCGGCCCGGACGTTTCGGTGGCCATCCGGTTCAGGTCGCCTCGGAGCGCGTTCATGCCGACCACCGACACGACCGGGGCGGCCATCAGGGGGCGGGGGTGGTGACCCGGGTGGGCGGGTCGGTGAGGATCCAGTCGATGTCGACCTCGGAGGCGGTGCCGGCGTCACCCCCGAAAATCGTGTACGGCTGGGGGATGGCGTCGCCCTCAATGGACGGGTTGGTGGCCGACACCGGCCTCGACTTGTACGGCCTCACTTTGAACGGCATGGCCGCCCCCGACTGGTCGTAGTCGTCGAGCGCGGCGGTGAGGGTGGCGTCGGTCGCCCCGACATCGAAGCTCTGGGCCAGTTTCGCTTTCAAATGCCATTTGACCGGGCCCGGATAGTCGTGGACACCGCAGAAAGTGACCTGCTCGATCGGCTTGTTCTCCGGTTCGATCGAGATCGACAGGCCCAGACAGGACAGGTTGGCGCCGCCAAGCTCCACGTAGGCGTCGGTCATCATCACCGAGCTGGCTTGCGGCGGGGCGGGATCAGCCATGGGTTTCCTTTCTCACATGTCGATGCGGATGGCCAGGTCGGCGGCCCGATAGTCGGTGCCACCAACCTTGAGCGGCCGGAAGTTACGGGCCTCGGTGACCATCGCCGCCCGGGCCACGCCCTGCAGGGTGGGGTCGGCGAGGATCGCCTTGTCGGCCAGGTCGCACAGGCCGTCCAGGTCGTCGGCCTGGGCGAGGCCGACGGCGGCGATCACCACGAACTCGCATTGGTCGACGCCCATCCCCGCCGTCCGTTTCGTCACCACCGCTGGGTCGGTGCACACCAGGGCGGGCGGGTTGAACGTCTCCGGCGGCAACGCGAACGCCGACACCAGGGGGTCGGCGGCGGCGAACATGTCGGCCAGGGCGGCCGCCACGGGCGCTCGAGACCAAGTCACCCGAACGCCCACGGGCCGCACAGGTCGTAGAGCCGTTCCACGTCGGCGTCGGTCCGGCCGACCCGGATGACACCCATGTCGCCGAAACCGATGGTGCCGTCAACGGTGTCGCGGCGGCGGAACAGGCGGGCCGCGTCCATCAAAGCGGCCTGGTGGGCGTTGTCGGGCAGGGTGCCGTCGTCGTTCGGCGGCACCGGATATTTGTGGTTCAGGCGGCCGTCGCCGTAGGCGATCGCCGCCGCCAGAGCGGTTTGGATGACGGCGTCCTGGTCGGCGTCAGGCTGCAGGCGTAGGAAGCTGCGGACCTCTTTCAACGTCGGCCAGGACGCCATCGGGCGTCTCAGCTCCCGGTGGTGGAGCCGGACGCCGGGGCCTCTTCGGTGGCCGCGTCCAAATCGGGCGGGGCGATCTCGGCCAGACCGGCGGGGGCGGTCAAAGGCACGAACGCGGAGCCTTGGAGGCCGCCGTAGGCGACATACCCGCCGTACGCGACGGTCACCCCCAGAATGGAAGGCTCGACGACCGACAGGAGGCCGATCACCTCCTCGTACACCTCGTACAGGGCGGAGGGGCCGACGATGCACGTGCCGGCCGGGAACGTCGGCACCACGATTCTCGGCAGGCCGATCACGTCCCCCCGGAAGCTCCCCAAGGTGGCGGACCCGGCAGGCTGCTCCTGGTTCTGATCCGGCGGCATCACCAGGCGGGCGACGTCGACCAGCGCCCCCAAAGCGGCCCACACATCCAGGGAGCACCACACCCGGTCGGGCATCATGAAACTGGCCGAGTAGGAGGCGGCGGCGGCGGTGTACAGGGCGGACGCCCAGCCGGCCAGGTCGTCGGTGGCGACCGGCACCGCGGTGCCGGTCGCCGCGGTCTTGAACGCCCCGGCCACGACGGTCTCGGTCTGCACCGCGTACACGTTCGCCAGATCCCTAACCAAAATGTCCCACGCCGCGGGGGACGTCCAGTCGATGTCCTGGCGGGAGATGTCGACCGTGCCGCCATAGGTGGCCTTGGTGAATGCCACCGGGTCGATCTTCATCTGCCGCGACACCAGTTCGGCTTTCTCCGCCGATTGCGGGCCGACCTGGACGTGCTGAGTGATCTTCGGGCGGGTGAAGGTTTTGCCCGGGATCCCGCCGAGGGCTTTCGCGCCGCCCAAAGAGGAAATCAGCGGCCGGTTGGCGTCGATCAGGTTGACGACGGGGCCGACGATCGGCGTCGGCAGAATCCCCGGCGTGTCGGTGGTCGTCTGGTTGGCGATCCGCAGCTGCTGCACCCTCGCCTGGGCTTCCATGTCGGGGGTGCCGCCGGAGCGCTCCATGAACCCCCGAGCCCGGATGTAGTCGACGAGATAGCCCCCGGCGGAGCCGTACGCGGGAGCGCGGCTCTCGCCGGACGCGGGCCGTACCGCGGGGAGGACTTCGGCCGGCCGGCCGAAACCGGCCATATGCTCGGCCGCGACCTGGCGGCGCTCATCCCACGACCGGAGCGGTTCGATCTGGGCGTCCAATTCGGCCACCCGGGTTTCGGCTTTCGTCAAAAGGTCACGTTCGGCGTCGACGAGGTCGCGGCCGTCGACCTGTTCGAGAATGTGGTCCATCGTCTGGACCTCTGAGGCGCGTTCGTCGAGCAGACGGGCAAGGGCAGGCAGCATGAGCGGGAACCTCCGCAATAGACACTTCGGGCACGTCGGGTGCGTCGGGCGTGTCCATCGCCGTGCCACCGGGTGAAACCAGGTGAAACCAAGTCGATTTCGGGCCGATTTCGGGCCGGCAGCGGGGGCGGCGGGCGGGGCTGACCGCGGGCCTCCGTAATGTTGGCCGCCGATCGTAGTCTCAGCCGCTGCCGGCCAGGGTGAATGCTTCCGAACCGCCCCACACCATCAGCCCGGTCGCCCCGGCCCGGTTCATCAGATCGGTCCCCTCGGTCACCCACACCGGGTCGGCGGGGGTGCGGGTGTCGCGCTGCGCGACGAGGACGGCCTGGAAGTCGCCGTCGACGGTGGCGAACACCGGCCCCAGGGTGCCCGTGGCGGTCGCCCCGGGGGCCAGCCACACCTGGGCGGAGCGGGGGCCGGCGATCCGTTGCGGCGCTCCCGAGCCCGTGACGGTGAACCACAGATCCACCTGGTGGGTGTCGCCGCCCCGGTTGGCGATCGCCGCCGAAGCCGACGCCAGGTAGTGGCCGGCCGGGACGCTGACGGTCAGGATCGTCGCCGCGGAGCCGGATGGCAGCAGGAGGTCCTGGCCGAAGATCAGCTCGGCGGCGTAGACGGCCAGGTCGGCCGCGCCCGGAGCCCCCGGCTCACCCGGAGCCCCCGGCTCACCGGCAGGCCCGGGCGGGCCGGGATCACCCCGATCGCCTTGCGGGCCTCGTTCACCGGGCGGCCCCGGCGGGCCTTGCGGTCCGGGCGGTCCGGGCGTGACGGCGCCGCTGCCCCACAGGAGGCCGTACGGCATGCCGAGGTTGCGTCCGCCGCCGCCGGCCCAGCCCACCGGCCTACCGCTGGAGGGCGGCCAGCTTCGCCCGCCAGATGTCCAAATCGGGGGTGGGTATCGGGTGAACCTGGCGGCGGTCGGGGTCGTACACCGACCGAACGCAGATGACCTCGGCGTCGGCGAACGCCGGCACCGGCGTCAACGACACCTCCATCAGCCGGGACTCCGTCCGGACCACCCAGTCCTTGTGTTCCCGGCCCCTCGCGATGTCGATGTCACGGGGCTGGCGGACGTAGTCGCGGTGGATCTCTTGGAAGCCGACGGACAGGCCGGTCAGATCCCCCGACTCGGCCAACCTCGCCGCTTGCTGGGCTTTGGGGCTGTCGTTCAATCGCCACACGCCATACATGCCGGTCGGGTCGTGCCGCCATTTCTCGGCGTGGCCGACCAGGTTGTCGAGGTCGCTGTGGTCGTGGCCGATCAGCAGCGGCAGGCCCTGGCCCGTACCGACCCGGGTGGAGCGGGCGAAGGAGCCTTCGGCGTGCATTTCCATGAACGGGCCGACGTCCTGCCAGGTGTTGTACGGCACCGCCCGCCCTTCCAAATACCGGAACGGTCTGCCGACCGCTTGCACCTCCCGAAGCTCGACCTGGTAAGTGCGAATCTCATCGACGGTGTCGGATCGTCGCATCAGTCGGTACCTCCTGACTCGTCCGCCGGGGGTGGCGCCTGCTCCGGCGCGGGGGCGGGGGCGGCGACGGTGGGCGGCACCTGGGGCGCGAAGCCGCCCGGCTCGTTGTCGATAGCGGCCATCGGGAACCCCTGCAGGACCTGCCACGCCGCGTCGGGCGTGAGAATCTGCGCCGACACGAGGAGCTGCAGCGCCTGGGCGGTCGTCGGCAGGTCCTCGGCGAGAAGCTTGTTCCGGTCGAAGCGGATCTGCTGGCCGCGGGGAAGCCACGCCTGGGACCACACCTGCTCGAAATCGCAGAGCACCGGCTCGATCGACGTTCTGAGGATCTGCTGGTACTGCGGGGCCGCGGTCTTGTACGTCATGCCCTGCACCGCCGCCCCCAGCCAGTAGCTGTCGAGGTTGAACAGGTTGGCGATATCGGTCAGGGTCATCTTGCGGGCCTCGATCATCTGCGTGTCGGAAGGCGACCAGGCGAGCGGTACCACCTGGGTGCCGTTCGGCAGGATCGCCGGCTCCCGGACCGGCCCCCCGAATTTCTCCAACCAGTTCGCTTTGGCCTCGTCGGCGACGTCCTGGGTCAAGGTCGCCTGGGGGGTGATGATCGCCACCGACGGCACGGCGCCGCCGACCAGCGCGGACCGCTCGTAGTCCTCTTCCATCGCCGCCCGATCCAGGGTGGACAGGCCTTCTTCGACGACGCCGACACCGCGGACCGGGTACCAGCGGTCGACACCGCGGGCGACGTGGATCACCCGGTCGTTGTCCAGGGTCTGGCCGTAGTAGGTGTATTGCACGCTCACGGGGTCGCCGGGCATCCAGGAGATGTACACCCAGTTGATCGGCAGGTACGTGACGCCGAGCGGCCAGCCGTCCGCCCCCCACTGCGTCACATAGGAGATGGCGTTCCCCGACAGCAAGTAGTCCTCAACCGAGACCTGCACGAACCGGGACCGCGGCCAGAAGAGCTGCGGGTCGGGCGATTCGAGCAGAGCCGGCCTCGGGAGCGGTTCGCCGCCCCGGTAGGCGTCGATCGGCATCTGCTTCATCATCCCCCCGAACAACTGCACCGCCCGGGCGACACCGGGGATCTGGCGGGCGGTGGTGGCGTCGTACACGTACGGCCCCGGCAGCCCGAACGTGCCGGCCAGGCCGGGGGGTGGGATGAGGCCGCCGTCTCGCGACAGACCGACACGCGACACTGAAGACGCGGCCGCGACCATCGACACTGCTCGCGAATGTTACAGATGTGCTAGCTGCAGTTACAGGATGCGGAACGGGCCGATGTCCGCGGGAGCGTGATCGAACCCCCAGATCGCCACCGTCGCCGCCGTCAGAGCGCTCAGGCTGCCGGCGGATTGGCGGCGACCCCACGCCCACGCGTCACCGAGCGCCCGGCGCACGGCGTCGTTCGCCGCGCTGTCGAGCGCCGCATGCTGGCGGTAGCGCACCCTCGGCGGGTCGGCCACCAGCGCGTCGAGCAGACCGGCGCACGCCGCCGCGTACTCCCGGGCTTTGAGCCCCTCGAGCTGGACGCCGCCGCGGGTGAGGACGTCGGCGACGTCCAGGGCGGGGCCGGCCGCGTCGTAGGCGACCGCGACAGGCTGCCACCGCTCAACGAGCTCCGTGAGACGCCCAGGAAGCCACGACACGCCCTCGGCGTGCGCGGCGACCTCCACGTGCCCGACGCCGTCGGGGGAACGCCAGGCGGCCACACAGGCCGCGTCCGAACGGTCGACGGCGACGTCGAACGCCAGAGCCACCCGGCCCGGCGGCGGCAGCTCGGCCGGATCCTCGCGGGCCGCCCGCCACGCCTCCAGCGGGATCACCCTCGCCGTCGTCGACACCCACCGGTTCCCGTACGCCCGGGCGAACTCGTCCGGCCCGAGCATGTCCAGCGCGGCGGCCATGCTCTCAGGGCCGATCGTGATCCCATAGGCCGGGTGGTACTGCGACCACGAGTCCGGGTCCGTCGGGTCCAGGGCGTCAGGACAGGCCCACTCGAAGTACGCCGTCCCGGTCGTCCGCCCCGCCCTCGCCGCCGCCCGGCCCGCCTCCACCGTCCCCAGCCACCAGCCCGAAGAGGCGTCCCCGGCGGTCGACACTTTCCACACCTGGGCGTTCGGTTTCGTCGCCTGGGTCGGCACGATCGCCTGGTCGAGCTGGGCGCCGTGCGTCGGGTCGAACGCCCACGGCTCGTCGACCACCACCAGGTCCGACACCTTGCCGTGCAGGCCGTCGGGGGTCGGAGGGAACGGGCGGGCCATCCCCGCCGACCCGTGCCAGCGGACACCCTCGGACCCCGCGGCCCGGCGCAGCCGGTACCCGCCCCGGAACCCCGCCGCCAGCAGCGGTTCGTGCTCGTTGAGCAGCCAGTCGACCGCGTCCTTCCCCGACTGGGCGGTGAACCAGCAGCGGGCCCGGGGGACGGTGGCCGCCCGATGCTCGAGGACCGCCCCGAACAACGTCGTCTTCCCCGACTGGCGCGGGACGGTCACGAGCACCAGCTGGTAGACGAACCGGCCCGCCTCGTCGACCTCCAGGGCGACGTCGGCGACGGTCTGCTGCCACCACATGAACGGCCGGCCCATCCTCGCCGCCCACAGGCCGACCGCCGGGCCGAACGTCGCCCGGCTAGGCGTGCGGCGGGTGGCCAGGAGCGGCGGTGGCCCGGAGGAAGTCGTCGAGGGTGTCGATGGCGACGACCGGAGGGGCGGCGATACCGGCGGCGGTGAGCTGGGCATGGTACTCGTGCGCAATTTTCGCCCCCTCCTCGAGGTCGCTGGCCGTCTCGGCCTGGTCGAGCTGGCGGGCCAGGAAGCGCAGCGTTGCCCGCACCGCCCGCGCCAGCTCCTGACGTCCCCGCAGATCCAAATCCAGGGCCGTCTCGTGCCGGCCCCGCCGATCCCGGCCGTGTCGCCCGCTATCTGCCACGATCAGCCCGGATCCGCCCGGAACGAACAAAAAAAGAAACTGCGTTCGGGATGCGCGGCGACCCGCCCACAAAAACCGGCCCCCCCGCCAGGCGTCGGGAAAAGTCGCGAGCCCCCCCACCACCACCATGGTCGCCCCCGCCCGCCGCGATC